TTGGGGGACTGTATGAGATAACAAAGACACCAGGACAACCCGATAAACATACTCTCTACTTCAAAGGACTGTATGGGGATGTGTTTAGCCAAATGACACGAAATGATGCACAGCTACAAAGAGAAGATGCTTTTGCAGGATTTTGGGATCGTATAGAGACAGAAATGAGTAAAGTAAAATATTCAGTTCTAAGAGAATTGTTGAGTATAACAACAACCTTGAACTCAACAGTAGGAATCGTAACCCTACTTCTCTTAACAATACTCGTAGGCTATGGAATGCTAACACTGAATGGTAGTATCAATATGCATACAGTATTGACACCCATTATGCTAGTAGGGTTTTTATTTACCAACATCAACTGTGGGAACTTCACTTCCAAGAAAAGAGGAGAGGCACCTTGGCTACTCCTAGCCAATGGTATAAACCAGAAGACACAGAGCATTGACCAACCACAAGGTGGTGGTAGCTCTGGAGGTGGAGGGGCAAGTCCTTTAGTACCCCCAACAGGAATGTTTTTTCTGCATCCAGATCATCTCGGTTCTATAAACATGATAACAGATGGCTTTGGAAATGTAATTACCGGTGGGAATAATGGTGGGAAAAGTTCTATAAACTACAAGCCGTATGGGGAAATAAACAGAACCGACTCCAGTGGTCCCGACATTACCAAATTCAAATACACTGGTCAAGAAGAAGACAAAGAGAGTGGGCTCCTCTACTACAAAGCACGATACTATGACCCTGCATTGGGAAGGTTCTTGCAGGCGGACAGTATCGTAATGCCCGAAAGTTTGTATGGCATGAACCGCTATATGTATGTGGATGGTAATCCTGTGAAGTGGAAAGACCCTTCAGGAAATACGAAGAGAGAAAATTTTGCTTGGGCGGCAATGGCTTATTTAACTCATTCGCAAACTAATTTTGGAGCATTACCTGAACATGCGGCGATAGCAGGCTGGATGGTTGGGCATAATTTGAAGAAAAGTCGCCAGAGCAAAGTGAGGAATAATTACTTCCAAAGTAGATTAGATCAAGCTAACGTAACTAGTCAAAAAGCACAAAAGAAAGGACTTGATAATTATTGGAAAATGGCAGCAATTGGAGCTAGCTTAAATGGACAGGAGGGAGCAACATCAGGCTTTATTTTAGGAACATTAATGGATAGAAAAAAATACCATCGTAGAATGGAAAGAATGAATGCAAATGTTGAAGCTGCAATTAAAGTCATTGCTTTCGCTACTGGATTAGCCCAATTGGGAACTGCAGGATTATATAAAGAAGGTGTAACGATTGGTAAAAGAAGATATTTTTTACCAGAAATAGGAGCAGGATTAACATCAGGAACGGCAGGCTTTGCAACTGATTTTTTAATTACAGAGTTATTTGATAAGCCAGTTGAGCAGTATTACGAAACAAAAGAAGTTTCTAAATATACGATTATGAGTTGTGGAATATCTATGCTTGGTCATATAGATAAAAATCCAGATTCTAATCAATTTGCAGATGGTGCTTGTTTGTTAGGTGCCAATTTATGAAGATAATTTTAGTTTTATTTTTTTTTATGGGAAATTGTAATTTAGTTTTTTATAAACAAAAAAGTCATAAGGTATTGACCAATAAATATTGCATCACCGAGATAGGTTACTCGTATAAGTATCTTCATAAAACTCCTTTTAATAAAATTAAGACTACAGAATACTCATTGGATCAAGAAAATAAAACTAAATTATTAAAAATTATTGACTTACCTTATCAAAATTGTAAAGAAAAACATAGGGAAGTAGAAATTTTATTTATAGATTCAGTTCACATTCCTGGCTATTCTTTTGGATTAGGTTTTATTAGTGCAGCATTATTTGTTCTCACTTATACTTTATTTCCTTTAATTTATACAGATGAAATCCAGCTAGAATTAAAATTGTTAAATTCAAAAGATGTTAAATATCATAAAGTGAGAACTTCTAAATTTTATATTTATTCTACAACTGGTTTATTATTACCTCTTTATCCTTTCTACCAATTGGAAAAATCTAGAGAACTTATCATAAAAGACTTAGTATACAGCCAATTAAATGACTTGGAAAGTGAAATGGATAAGGTGGAAGCAAAATGAGATATCAATTTTGAAGAAAAAAACTAAAACCCAATGACTCCAATCCAAACTAACCACCCAACCCAACGCGTGAAGGATACAAAAGGCGACTTGCGAAAGCAAGTCGGTCTGAGTCTTGAAAAGATGAAGACGATACCCTTTTGTAGCCTGACCTTTCTTTACTTACCCGTAAAGATAGTATCTAATGTAGAGAGTAGTAAAGAAAGGACACGCCCAGAAGAAGGCTCCGAATATACAGACTATGAGAGTGGAGCGTATTTTAGCTCAACCACTAAGATAGTAAAGAATCCGGAGGGAGGAGAGATACGAGCTACAGAGTCTGTGGACGCACTGGGAAGAAGTGTGAGAAAAGAAAGCCCAGGGATAGAGAATGCAAAGATAGTAGAGACCACAGAATACAATGCAAAAGGGCAAGTAGTAAAGAAATCGAATCCGTATTTAGAAGGGAAAGAGAGTCCGGTGTATACTGTAAGCGAGTATGATGAGGTAGATGGAAATGTAACCAAGATTACCTATCCTGATGGAAGTTATGCGATTCCCACAGTAACAGGATTCAATGAGAAAGTAGAAGTGTATTCTGCGAGTGGAGAATTACTCACCACGAATGAGACTATCAAGAATGATAAGGGACTGGTATTAGAGAGAAGATTCAATGGAAAGAGTATACAGTATTTTTATGATGTGACTGGGAAAGTAACTAAGATACGAGATGCAGAGAATGGAGAAACAGTCACTAGTTATGATAAGGCAGGAAGAAAGATTTCACACACAGACTCTAACTCTGGCACAACCCTTTACAATTATGATAGTAGTGGGAATATAAAGAGTCAGAAGGATGCGAGAAACATCACAACAAGTTTTGTGTATGATGAGTTAAATAGACCTACCTCCATACGTTTTAGTAACTCAGAGAAAGAGATACTGATGCAATACGATAGTGGGGAGTATGCCAAAGGTAGACTAACCAGAGTTACAGATGAGGCAGGAGTATTGGAATACAAGTATGATGTAAAGGGGAATCTAGTTTTGGAAAGGAGACAAATAGATGATAAGACAGTATTTTTAAAGAAAGAATATGATTTATTAAATCGTTTGAATTCTATGACGTATCCTGATGGAACAAAATTGTATTATCACTATGCAAGTACGGGTCATTTGTATGAAGTAAAGATGGATACAGCCGATAGACAGAGTTTAGGGCATAGTGTAGTAAAGTATAACGCAATAAAATACGAAGGCGATAGTATCAAAATAGATAAGTATACAGGGAATGGAGTTAGAACCGAGTTTGTATATGATAGAATAAGAAAACACCCAACGAATATGAACTATTACACCAAGAATAATCATTTAGAAAAGCAGATTGAACTCAAGTATGATGCAAAAGGGAATGTGATTACTTTAAATGATTTATTAAATTCTAATAGAAGTCAAACTTTTGAGTATGATAACCAAAATAGATTATTAAAAGCAAAAGGAAAGTATGGAGAGGAAAACTACCAATATACAGATAATGGAAATTTAGTTAAGAAGAATCAATTTACATTATTTTATGAAGATAGTAAACATAGACATGCAGTAACCAAAGCTTTTTCTCAAAATACAGGTAATATTCATTATGCCTATGATGAAACAGGAAATATGATAAACCGAAATGGAGATGAATTTAAGTATACAGCACAGGGAAGATTAAAGGAAATTCATTTGAATAGTTCGGATGCAAAGATATACTACACCTATGATGCCTCTGGTAAAAGAATTAAAAAGCACTTACCTAATTCTAAACAGACAGTATATACTTTTTTTAATGGATTGTATGAGATAAACCAAAAACTAGGAAGCCCTGAGACTCACACACTTTACATTCGAGGTGTGGGAGATGAACTAGTGGCACAATTAACAAGAAGGGACGCTACATTAAAGGGATCTCAGGATTTTGGGTTTTCGGGATTTTGGGAAGAATATAATCAAATGAAATATGCAATCCAACAGGTAGCTTTGAGTATATACTCGAAGCTACAGTCAACGGAGGGAGTTCTAAGCTTACTCATTCTATGTTTATCAGTAGGTTATGTATTACTTACTCTTAATAATAGCATTACATTCTCGACAGTATTGACTCCCGTAATGCTAGTTGGATTTTTATTTACCAACATCAATTGTGGGAACTTTACATCCAAGAAAAGAGGGGAAGCACCTTGGCTACTGCTGGTAAGTGGTATAAACCAGAAGACAGAGAGCATAGACCAACCCCAAGGTGGTGGTAGCTCTGGTGGTGGAGGGGCAAGTCCTTTAGTTCCCCCAACAGGAATGTTTTTTCTGCACCCTGATCATCTCGGTTCTATAAACATGATAACAGATGGTTTTGGAAATGTAATTACCGGTGGGAATAATGGTGGCAAGAGTTCTATAAACTACAAGCCGTATGGAGAGATCAACAGAACCGACTCATCAGGACCCGACATTACCAAATTCAAATACACTGGGCAAGAAGAAGACAAAGAGAGTGGGCTACTCTACTACAAAGCTCGATACTATGATCCTGCGATAGGTAGATTCTTGCAAGCTGACAGTGTAGTAATGCCCGAGAACTTGTATGGCATGAACCGATATATGTATGTGGATGGTAATCCGGTGAAGTATGTGGATCCAAGTGGGAATAGTTTTTTTAAGAATTTTGCAACTGCTTTACTAGCACCATTTACACTTCCAACGATTGCGGCTACCGCTATAGGAGCAGCTGGTGCTGCGATTGGTGCAGGTCTTGTAGGAGCCGCTACTGCTTTAGGAACTGCTGGGATTGCAGCCGGTGCTGGTATAGGGGCAGGACTTGTAGGGGCATCTAGTGCTGTAGCTGGAATGGGATTATTTTCTGCGTTAGATCCTTATGGGTTTATAGGCTATACAACGGGTGGAATAGGAGGAATCATTAAAAAAGGACAGTGGGATGAAAGGGAAGCACGTTTAAGAAGTCATGAATATCGTGTAATAGGAATGAAATGGTCAGCAATTATTGGAATTAATTTATGGCTTGGTGCTGGAGGCCTTTCTCCTTTTGCTCAATCAAAATTAGGTACTACGCTAGCTTCATATATTAGTAAAGGATTTGGATTATCTGAGTCTGCTTCTATGACTGCTGTCACAATAGGAGGTAGTTTTGTAGGTACTTTTCTTGGAAGTTTAGCAAGTGAAAATAAGGGTAGTGGTTTATATGACGATACTTGGAATGGACCCTTTAAGGATGCAGGTATTGGTGGACATCATAAAAATAATTTAATGGATAATGTCTTCGGTGGTCATGGAGAGAAACAAAGATTATTATATACGATTTTTTATTTTTCACTAATTGAAAAAATAATTAAAAGGGAAAAATTATGAAAATGAGTGTTTTTATGATTTTGACTTGTATTCATTGTTTTTATACAGGTCATTTATTTGTTCATAAGGAGAATATTGAATTAAACTCAGTACAGTTAGTATCAACTGAAAATCTTACTTTTAATATTGTAGAAACATATCATGAGTCAAATTCAATGAGTTGGTTTGCTGACTATTCTGAATACATTGTAAATGAATTAAGAAGCACTGAAAAATTAGGTATAGTCTCAGAGGTAAATAAACTTCCTGATTTAAAAAATTTAAACAATTTTCATATACAAATTTTCATTAAAGAAGAAAAACAAGGTGTATCATTTACAACTTCTATTCAAAGATTACTAAAGATACTTTCTTTTTTATCTCTTGGAATTATTCATTCATGGAATGAATCTAACTTAGAAATTAAATATCAAATTTTTAATAAGAAAGGTATATTAAAAGAATTTAGATACCCTATCAAAAGGACCGAGACAAATGGTTTCATTTTTTTTAATATTAATAGGTTTGTTCTTTTTGCAGATGCTAAAAGAGACGAAATTGATATAACTGAAGGTGGAGTTAAAAAAACAATTCATATAAATCAAAAGATGGGTAAGTTTTTGAGATATACAGCAAGAGATGTAATCAATCAAATGCAGAATGAAGGATTGATTAAATGAAAAAATCTGTCGATTGATTAAATTTTCTATAATGAAATATTACATAAAGAAGTTGAGTTCATTAATGCAAAACTACCTTAATCAAAAATACAATTACAATACGATAGTATTCCTCATAACTAGCGTGAAGGTATTCGAGCGACCCTTAGTAAGCGAAGAATGGGCTTTTGGTTGCCAGAGGCAAAACTATAAAAAAGGTAAAGGCAGGTGCAAAATGAAAAAACTTACATTAATACTAATTTTTATTCTAATATACTGTGGTAGTGGACCAGCAGAAGATAGAGCTGAGAGAAATTGTAAAAATTCACAATTATCTACTTTAGCAATTATAAATAATGAAAACATAAGTATTAGGACTAAGCAGTATTGGATATTTTTAGCCAATATAAATTGTCAAAATCAAGAGCATGACTCTCTCATTAACCGATACTATCGTGGTTATGTATTAGATAAAGAATGACCCCTCCCCAAACTAACCTCCCAACCCTACGCGTGAAGGATACAAATTTGGGTTTTCAGGACATAGGATATACGAACGGAATCAAAGGCATAGAGCGAGGATAAATGTCTATAGCTGTGGTTATGTTCTACAACAAATTCTAAATGAGAGGAATCCCGACGGTAATTCGGAATTTGGATTTGGTTTTGGAGGAGCTTTAGTATGTAACGATAAATACGGATATAAAGAATGAAAAAGAAAATTTTTAAAATCATTATATGTTCCGTATTAATTTGTCAAATAATCAAATGCAGTGATAATTCATTTAAAAAAGAAGCCGAAATGAAAACTCTTATTTGTTCTTATCTTTTGTTTGAAACTTTTAAAAATTCGAATCCCAGTTTTGGATTAGGTTTTCAGGCAGGTTTGTATTGTATTGATAAATACGGTTATGAAAAAAGTGAATTTTATCCTTTTGTGCAATGAGTGATGATGACAGAATGTATCAGAGAAATCAAAGGCATAGAGCATTGGTTAGGGGAATGGGGTGCTTGTATACAAGTGAAGGGTTAAACTTTGGTAGTCAATGAGGGCAAACTATTTTTTCAATTCAATGTTCAATTGATTATGGAAATAATATTAGGTAAAAATGTATGAAAATTATTTTTAATCTTATAATATTTTATTTATTATTTAATTGTGATAATGAAAAAGTTCGAAACAATATTTTAACTGAAGGTCGTAATTGTATCATATTAGTAGGTATAGTTTCAGAAAATAATAAACTAACGCAAAGACAACAAACTATTCTGAATTCATCATGCTTAATTTCAACTAACAATAAATTAGAAAAAACAACCCAATGACCCCTCCCCAAACTAATCACCCAACCCTACGCGTGAAGGATGTGGAGGGCACGTAGGGTCAGGTTTTCAACCTGACCGAAGCGTAAGCGTAGCCCGTAGCAGCCTGACGGCATACAGTCGTGAAAAGGTAGTATTGTATACAAATAGTATGCCGACACGCCCTAGATTAGGCTCCGATCCTGTAATAGGTAGATTTCTACAGGCGGACAGTATCGTAATGCCCGAGAATCTGTATGGAATGAACCGATATATGTATGTGGATGGTAATCTGGTGAAGTATACGGATCCGAGTGGTCATTACAATGCAAAGAACTTTATGCAAGATGCTGTAACTTATTTAACTTTTCAAGCAATAGGGAATAGTAATTCATTAACTGAAAAATTCATGCTATATAAGGCAGGTGTAAAAGAAAGATATAATCATAGGAATGAAAAAGGAAGTAGCTTTTGGAGATCAGATGTAGGGGGATTTTTTAAAACATTCAGTCTTTTAAATTGGGTAGGTTATTCATATGCAGCCCTGAATTATACAGTTGGAAGAATACTTGCACCTATAACTAAGAAAAATCCTCAAATAAAGAAAGTGAAAGGGGGTTACGTAGTAACCAACGGTCCTTTAGTTGCTTCTGGTATTTCTTTAGGGCAATTTGCTGTTATAAACGATGATAATGAAGCCACTATAAGGCATGAAGCCGCCCATATCGAGCAATATAATGAATGGGGAGAAAGTGTCTATCTAGGAAGAACAGCAAGTGGTCCTTTTAAAAATTTATTTGGAGGAAAGACTAACTGGGCAGAAAACAATGCAGATAATCGTGCTGGTACTTGGAGTTATAGTAGTGGAACTGTTGATAATTTGATAGATATTACTTCTGCGATAACAGTATTGGCAATATTTAAGAGAAATGCATCACCTCAAGGAGAACAAAGAAGTCAAGCACAGGCAATTGTTGATCAATCTTTTAGAGACTTAGGTTTAGCTTTATTTTTAGAAGGACTTGGCTATGTACCATAAAATTTCAATACTACTGTTACTTTTATTACAATTAAACTGTGGACTCAATAGATACAGTGATTATGAAATATGTGAAAAAAGAGCTAAAGAAAAAGCTTTATTGAATGATTTATTATATTATGATCTTTTCTTTAAAAGGAATGTTGAAGTTACATCTGATGTTATAGGTCTTTATTTTGTATTTCAAACTATTACTGATTTATATTTAAAGTCTTGTAAGCAAGCTGCAGATGAAGGCAAACCATTACCTAACTGATTGCGACTCAAATGAAAATTTTATTTGGAGGAAAGACTAACTGGGCAGAAAACAATGCAGATAATCGTGCTAGTACTTGGAGTTATGATGGAAGAAAAATAGTAAATGGATTAGTAAACTTTTCAGAAATAGTTTTATTTATAAGTATAGTTAGTAATACAAATAGACAAGATATTGTAAAACCCTTTATTGAATATCAGATTGCTTTAATTCTACAGCGACAAGGCTATGTACCATAAAAAATTGTTATATATATTTATATCTTTTTTAATATTTGCTAATTGCCAAAATCCATTTACTGTTGAGAAAGAGATTCAGAAGTGTAAAAATGAGAAAAAAATAAAAACCAATTTCTATTTGGGATTGATTTTGAATATACAACCCAAGAAAGAGATTTCAGAATTCGATTTTTTTGCAATTTATAGTATTTTAGATGGATTAGATGCTTCTGAAAATCAGTGTATCAGAGCTGCTAGGGATGGAAGATGATTTATACTCCCCAAACTAACCACCCAACCCTACGCATGAAGGTATTCGAGCGACCCAAATAAGGGAAGAATGGGCTTTTGGTTGCCAGAGGCAAAACCAAAAGTTAGGAAAAGGCGTTAAGCGAAAGCTTAACGGTCTGAATCTTGAAAAGGAGAAGACGATACCCTCCTATCCTTCTAGGTAATTGTCTATTTGCTACTTCACTCTATGAATTTAGAGCGAGAGGAGGAGAAGAGAAAATGGATGAAGCAATGGAAGGAACAGGATTAGGAATAAATGTAGCTGATTCGTTTAATTTGTTAGAAGAAGGTTCACCTTTAGGGGGATTAGCTCATCCATGTGTAGGAATAGCAATGTTTATTATGGGTAGAATTGTTAAATCAGGTGGTCGAATTCATAATCGGAATCAAAATCATAGGGCAAAAGTGAATTTGTTAGGATGCATATATTTAATTACTAATTCTAGCTCAAACGTTCAATCCGTGTGGTTAGGTTCAGCTGCTTGTGCTTTAAATTTTGGATTCAAAAATGACTAAATCAAACTTATTTGTGCTAATATTAATACTCTATACTCTTATAATGAATTGTTCAATAGTTAGTAAATCTGATGATGAGATAAATCGAAGAAAACTAATAGAAAGTAATTTACTAAGTACATTAATTGCTAGAACTCCACAAGAAGCAGCTTTAATTGGTGTACTTTGTGGTTTTCGATATATTGATAGTCAAAATGAATGAAGAACAGTAAATTAAATCATATTACTACGAGTTTAGTTGCTCATTATCAATGAATTGAATAGTAATTATATGAAAAGTTTTATTTATTTTTTTATCTGTTTATCAACATTAATAATTTGTAATAAAAGTAATAATAGCAAAGAGTTGAATAAAAGTATTCACTTTTTAAAGTTAAGTTACAACTTAACGAAAACAGAAAAGCCGAGTGACGAGTTTTTATTATATTCTCTTTTTTGTTTAGATAGAATGTCAAAAGAAATCGAAGAGAGTAAAGAATGGTATGAGAGATAGAAAAAGTTTACAACTCCCCAAACTAATCACCCAACACAATGCGTGAAGGATGCAGAGGACAATCTGCGAAAGCAGATTGGTCTGAATTGTGAAGCAATGAAGACGGGACTCCGTAGCAGCCTGACCTTTCTTTACTTACCCGTAAAGATAGTATCTATTGTAGAGAGTAGTAAAGAAAGGACACGCCCAAAGGAAGGCTCTAAGTTTGGTTTTCAGGATTTCGGGATATTAGGTTTTTGTGGTAGTGGAGTATAAATTATTTAGAATAGGAGTAGATGGTTTGATGAATGCTGACAAGACTAGGCAGTATCGTAATGCTTTTGCAATCTTTGTAAGTTTGCAAATTATGAAATCAGGACATAGGATATACGAACGGAATCAAAGGCATAGGGCGAGGATAGAACAAGGAAGTTGTGCTTATCTATTATTCCAAGGTTTAAAAAGTTCTAATCTTGATAGTGATACAAGATCTGGAGCTTCGTTTGGAGGAGCTTTATTATGTAACGATAAATACGGATATAAAGGATGAAAATGAAAATAATCAAATTTCTATTAATTTCTTTTTTTATAGTTCAACAAAACTATTGTAGCGACATGGATGAGAAAAAAAAAGCCAGAGAAAATACTTTTGCTTGTTCATATCTTTTGTTTCAAATTCTAAAGAATTCAAACATTGATATTGATACAAGATCTGGAGCTTCGTTTAGAGGGGGTTTTTTATGCATAGATAAATACGGTTATGAAAGAAGCGAATTTTATCCTTTTGTGCAATGAGTGATAGTGACAGAATGTATCAGAGAAATCAAAGGCATAGAGCATTGGTTAGTCTAGCGAATTGTGTAACTGTCACAGATTTCATCAATACTGGAAATTCAAGAGCAGCTTCAATTAAAGCTCTTGGTTGTAGCCTAAATTTTTTTCAGGCAGTAAAGGATTAAGAGATACTAAGGCCAATGATCAAAATTTACTTCAAATTTTGTATAATTAGCTTCTTAATTTTTATTTTTAATTGTCAAAAAGAAACTAGGATAAACAAAGCTAAAGAAGAATTACTTTTGTGTTCTTTAATAATCGATACTATTTCTACTCAGTCAAGAGACTCGAGTATTGGAGTTGGCTATTGTGGTATTAGAGCTGGAGAACAGATTCAAAAAGCTAACGACTACTACTGGTAGAAGAGCTAAAAGTTTGAATGTCTTAAATATGACAAATTATCACTTATAAAGAACCTAACCAATGACCCCACCCCAAACTAACCTCTCAACCCTATGCGTCAAGTATGTGGAGGGCACGTAGGGTCAGGTTTTCAACCTGACCGAAGCGTAAGCGTAGCCCGTAGCAGCCTGACGGCATACAGTCGTGAAGAAGTAGTATTGTATACAAATAGTATGCCGACACGCCCTAGATTAGGCTCCGATCCTGTATTGGGAAGATTCTTACAAGCGGACAGTATCGTAATGCCTGAGAATGAATCACTATATGTATGTGGATGGAAATCCGGTGAAGTATACGGATCCAAGTGGGAATCGATTATCAACATCACAAGGTTGGATGTTACTAGGTTATTTAGCCGGACCTCAAGTAGGATTAAAACCAGAGGATGGTTTAAAATGGGGTTATACAATAGGAAGGAGAATGACTATTAATGAAAAAAAAGAGAAAAAAATATCTCAAGAAAGAAATATGTTATCTCCGTTAAGTGGTCTAGTAAAACCACAGTACGATGTTTATCGTCCAGTATTTACAAAAGATATAAAAAAAGGATTAAATAATGAAATAAAATGGGGATTATTGGGTTTCATGTTAAATGGAGAAGAAGGTGCTACTTGGGGTTTTATTTATGGAACATCTCAAAATAATCGAAAATTACAAAGCAGAAAACGCAATAATGCTAAAAATATTGAGATAGGGATTCATATTGCTTTAGTATTTACTGGTGCATATATAGGATCATCAATCGGTGGTCGTTTGGCAGAAAAAATAGCAAATGGATTTATAGGGGGAATAATCGGAGGTGCAATAGATGAATTGCTTTCAGATCCTATTGAAACTATTTCAGCACAGTTAGCAGGTTATGATGAAGAAAAGTATAAAGAACAACAAATTAGAGAGAGAATTTGTTTAGCATCATTTGTTAATCATGTAAGTTCGAAAAAAGACACAGTCAATGATTTTTGGTGTGTGTATGATGGATTTACACCTAAATTATGATAATGAAATTATTAGTTTTACTTTTGTTATATTTTTCAACTTTTAATATTTCTTCTAAAGAAGTAACTATATCAAAAAGTTATTCTTTGGGTCTAGGTATAACTAGTATAGAATCAAATATTAACCTACAAAGTTTATATTATAACAATCAAAGTATATATAAATTTAATACTTTTTATACGATTGATCTGTCATACAAACTAAAAGAAAGTAATCTAAGTGATTATAATTATTCTCTATATTTAGGAATAAAGTATTTTCAACCTGTTAATGATAAGTATAGTGAGATTCGAAATTTTACTTTAATAGAACCATATTATTTTGAAAGAAAAGTGGGAAGCAGAAAGGAAGTCTACTTCTTGTTTCATTTGACTGAATTGTTTAAAAACTATAACAAAAATTTAGTATTCAGTTTAGGAATGAGTATTGGACAATCTGAGTCAATTTCAATTGCCTATAAAAGAGTTTTTTTAGATTCTTTTCTACTAAATTCTCAACAATTAAATTCAGTGAGTTACCTTGGAGTTCCTATAACTGTTCCAGAAAGTGTCTCTTTGTTTTTTAAACCAAGAGTCTATTATTCATATAATTTAGGTGCAAGTTATAAAGTAAGTGATTTTAGATTTGGTATAGATATTATTTTAGGAAACTATATTGAAAAGCAAAAAGCAGATATCAATATAAATACTAGCTATTTGCATTATAGTAAAAATCAACCTTATACTATCTATGAATTATTTCTAAGAGAAAGAATTATTTTAAATGCTTTAGAATATGATGAAAAATTTAGAGGGATTCGTCTATACTTAACCTATGAATTCTAATCATATCTTACAAAGAGAAGACTCAGCTATGAATTTACAAGATGAATTCAATCGAATCAAGTATGCAATCCAACAGGTAGCCTTAAGTATATACTCGAAGCTACAATCAACCGAGGGAATCGTAACCCTACTCCTGACTACAATACTCGTAGGCTATGGTATGCTAACACTGAATGGTAGTATCAATATGCATACAGTATTGACACCCATTATGCTAGTTGGGTTTTTATTTACCAACATCAACTGTGGGAACTTCACTTCCAAGAAAAGAGGGGCACCTTGGCTTTTATAGTATTCATGGTGGAATTCAAAATTGTCATATGAAAAGTTTATGAAATATTATTTGATAGTGATTTTAATATATAACTGCTCAGTAAAACATAATGAAATAGTTTCAAAACAAGTTTCAAAAATTCATAATTTAAAAATTGAACTAGTAGCTGAAGATGAGATTCTCTTTGAAAAAATAACTGTAAAAAGTTCAAAAAAAATACCAATCAAATCTTATGAAGAAAAATTAGTTTCAGGAAATCCCCTTCCTTTATTATTTATGATAGAGGAACAAAGTGATTTAGATATATATCAACCTGATTCAGTTGATTATTTCTATAATGTTTCATCGAATAAGGTAATTTCTTTAAATAAAAACATTGAAGAGAATTATTTAGTTATAGAATATATTAACGATAAGTTTTTTCATTTCGATATAAATTTATATGAGACTAAAAATTTCAAAGTATTCTTTGGATTTTCAAGTGACAATAAAGATAACTTAAACACAAAACCTTTTGAAATTATTGAGAATAATGATTCTTGTATTGTAAAATTCAGAGATGATATATCTCTCAAAACAGGTAATTATGGATTTTGTCCTAAGCTCAACTTAAGAGACAATGTTGTAACTATAAAACTGATTTTTTCAAAAAAAGAACAAATAAATTTATCTACTAGACTAATAAAATATTTTTATCCTGGAATATTTTTTTTGGGACCATTTACTAAAGGTGGAGCATATTACAAAAGAAATTTTATTCCAAACAGCGTTTAAAGTAGAGAGAAACAGAATTCAATCGAGTCGAAAAAGAGCAGTTATTATGCCCTTACAATTTGCTTACTAATTGAATAATTCACTGGTCTAACCTCAGAGTCAATTTGAGGTGTGCCATGAATTCCATCGTCTAATGGTGAACCTGATTTACCGATATCCACATACGATCCTGCAACCAATGAACTATATCCAAATCCCCCAGTCAGAACATTATTCAAGTCGATTTTAAAGCCTTGCATTGCGAATCCCTGTGTATCTCTCAAATCTCTACTACCTAATAAATCAATATTACGTTCAAATCGATTTATCCAATTAGGTAAAACATTGGAAGCATAGACTCTCAAAAGCTCTGGTGCCACTATATTCATATTGGTAATAGTAGAACCATCTGCAACATAGCAGGCTGGATGCTCTCGTTTGTAGCGAGTCTCTGTATAAAGGTTTCCTATTGAAATAGTTTCAACGTCTTGAAAACGATTACCAAAGCCGAGTTCGTAAAAAAAGTCAATTGCATTGCTAGCATTAACACGTAAGACTGCGATGATTCTAGAATTATTTTTATAGAAACCATTTTCTGAAGTTGACCATGCAAAACTAGGGTTATAAAAATCTTCTGAAAGTTTTGAATTATCTAAATAAGAATGATCTCCTATTTGCAATTCTGAATTAGGAATAATTCTAGCTGTTAGTTTATAATCATATGATAAGAGTAAATATAAATGTTTATTTTGAATTTCGACAATAGATGCAATAGGGTTTCCATCTTCTCTAAAAATATTTGGTAGTAAGGAAAAATTTAAACTAATTGTATTTCTTAATTGTAAAAATTTACCTTTTACTTCATAAAGGTTCCATTTTGGTAAATACAAAATATTATTGCTTGATAGGTATTGAATTTTACCTTTGATTAGTCCTTTAAAAGATTCTCCCATATTAATTTTATTAACTAAAGAATCATCTTTTACTTTCCTAAAATTTCTGATATCAGATAAAATGGTTGTAACACCAGCAGAGTTTACAATTTCAAAAAGAGGAATATCTCCCGAAATTAGGCTACCATTTCTAAAAAGAATTTCAAAAGAATTTTTCTGGTATTGTAAAATAGTCGAATCGGGTTGGATAACATCTTCGATTTCAAATTTATGCCTAAGAACAACTTTTGAAGTTTGATTCAAAGGTACTGCTTGATTAGATAGCAAAGGTGTAGAAATTCTTAGCCCTTGCACATCATATGCAATCACAGGTTGAATGTTAATTGATTGACCTGCTCCATTTGTAATTTCACCTCCCGATACTATGCCATCTGTGAAAGTATCGATTCTCGATTTTAAAATTTCGTCTTCTTTAGACTCTTGTTCAAAATTCCAATCTTCTTGGAAAACTTTAGTTCCATTCGCAGGAAATACTAAACCCTTTAATAACATAAAAACTCCTTAGTAGTAAACATACACTTGATTATTGCTTTGATTTTTAGATAGAATAACAGAGCCAATTTCACCGCCTGTTTTGAATATATTGAATTCATCTTGAAGCTCAGCATAAAACGGGAAATTGCCTCCAATATTTACAAGTTCTATATAGTTAGTAAGCTTCTCTCTCTGCTCTTCACTTAATTGGCGACTGATAAAAACAGTATAAGAGAAAATATTATAGGCTCTACTAACGATTCCCGTTCCTATGGCATCTCCAATTCTAAATCCCTGTCTATCTTGACCGTTCTCTATTTTTACAGAAAAAATTGGTAAACCTAAAATAGATTCTATGATTCTTGATTTTTGTAATCTAGAAAGACCTGATTTGGAAATAGAGCGTTGAAATAAAATTCTACTTTTATAATCCTCTTCTGATTCATTTTCTAAACGTAAAATATTATAACGTTTACCCCAGTCATTTAAACTTTCCCCACTAGCTGAATTTAGATAAAGAGAATCTTTTACATAATTATAATTTTGAACTCTTGAATCAAAAATTTTAGTTAAGGCTGTTAAAATAATATACCAATTAGAAGTAATTCCTAAATTACGAATACTTTTTCGTAAGTTTGACCAAATATAGGAAAGAAAAAAACTCATGGAATATATACCTGCCCACTCAAATTAAATACACCAGGCACAGCGATTACTGAATCAGGAATCGTAACATCTCCGATAGGCAAAATAGTAACTTTAAAAACTTTGGGGAGATTATAAAATAAGTAACGTAAATCAGATTCTTTAAAATCATCTCCTGTATTTAGAGTTCTGAAATAAGATTCAACTACTTCATTTAACTGAGCTAAGGGTAGAATAGAATCTGAGTCTGCAAAATAAACGATCACATCTTTATTCACCTCTTGAATTTGTGCATTTTCACAAATCACAAAGGCTGACCCTCCAGGGTTTTTTTCCTCACCATTGAAATCATCTTGAATCAATTCTAAATTAGAATTAGAGATAGGAGTATAACCAGAGCCAATAAGTAGTAATTTCACTGTGCCAGGTCTGTTTAAAGTTTTAGCAGAAATAAAAATAGCACGTTTAACAAAAACATATTTTTCCGCTTCCGATATATACCAATTTTTGGTAAACATAGAATTTTCAGCATTTTCAAAATTGAAAATTCTAGATCTCACATCAGTAATACTTTCTCTCTCCGAACCTGCGAGTAGAGGAGTATTATCTGGATTATAACATACATCGATACCATCGGGAGGCGATTCTATATTTACGATAGAATCAGAGGTTACATTTCCAAGCTCACCAAATTCTAAGCATTGCACATCTACTTCAACAGTATAGAATCCTCTTGTATCTATTGGAGTAGAACTATCGATACTTACACTAAAAAGAGTTTGGTATTGAATCGGACTATCTCCCAGAGTAGATACGATTTGACCCACAGGAATATTCACCAAAGAACTAGGAGAGCTACTAGAACCAATTCTAATTCTATGTTTTGCGGAAACTGCTTCTTTCCATTCTAAACCATAACGTTTAAGCCATTCTTGCAAACCGTCTTCATCTGAGGAATGAGGATGAATATTTTTAGATAACTTTAAAATTTTAGTATCAATAAACAAGAAGATGGAATTCCCTAAAGCTCTAACAATAGTTCCAATTTTAGATAATGGGTTTCTAAAATTATGCTTTTTAAAAATACCGCTAGACTTTATATCAATTTCAATCTGGCGAGTTATTTCTTCTTTTGAAGAATAAAGACTAGCCATTTACAAAATCCCAAAGCTCTTGATTTGTTTTTTTAGAATCAAACATCTTCTTTAAGGCAATTTTTTTCTCATCAACTTTTTGCAAAATAGCAGTTTTATGTAATGCGAATCCATCATGAACTTTTTTAATCTGCTCAGCAGAATGATTCACAAATGTTTTTACTTTGGTTTTAACATTATAACAACGAATAGGAGCTTGTATATTCATGTCCTTAATAGATTTAATATTAAACTGATCTTCTAATTCAGTATCATAAATATGCTCTTCCCCAAGTGCATTACTTTTGTAACCCGATAGTATTTCTTTAGAAGCTTTTCTAGACAACGAATCATACAAATAGTTGAAAACTTTTTCAGGATCTGATTCTTTTATAAATTGAGTTTGATTTTTAGATTCCAACTCTTCTTTTGTCAAAGGAACAATTTTGCCATCTTCTAGCTTTTCATTTTCTTTGAGTTCCAAATCGCATACTTTCACACGATGTGCTCTAAATTCCTCATCATTTAAAAAACGAATCTCATCATCTACTAGAACAGCTCTTTTGTTTTCTGGAACTTTGAGACCATTCTCTGTTGTATCTTCTTTTGCGATAAAATCTACTAGATCAGGAACTCTATTCGGAGAATATACTGCCGTTCTCCAATACTCACCTGTCTTTTTATCAAAAATCAAATATCTCATAATAACCTCTTAATGACTTCCCCACTTTTTAGAGAGAAGGACGCTTGTATTTTAGAATCAACTAATTCTACTTCGATAGAATCTGAATCTATTTCGGGAATGCTTTGCAAAATGCTTTCAGCATCAACGAGTCTTCTATACTCATCTGTTGGATCATCCGAATTCATAGAATCTCTTTGGTTTGAGAAAAAATTCGGGAAGTCTATATCATCCGCTATTCTCATATCAAATGCTTCTATCACTTGAGTAAAAACTTCTTGCTTCATTTCAGACTCTAATTGCAAGTCATCCAGTTTAGGATCTATCTCTATATCAAAAACACTTCCGGTCAAAGAAACTTTCAAATCCATACTCAGAATATCTTAAATTCTAAGTTTTAAAATTATGCCTTTGTTTCTTATCGAATCTCACCATTCAAATTCACAATTCCTGCAGGTGCACCAGGCACTGTATTGGCTGTTTGACCATTGGAAATGACTGTTCCCGATTTTACAAATTTATCGATAGCATTGGCTAATTCATTCGCAACCTGAGAAGGTGTTTTATTTGGATTTTTGTTTTGTAAAATTGTAGTTAAATCAGAAATTAGAGTTGCTTTATCTAACATTAGCTACCTGCCTTGGGAGAATCAGAAGGACCAACTCCCGTTCCATGAAGATGAGTTTCCGCAGAGGTTGCAAGAGTATCTGTATTCCAACGAATATTTTTGGCAACATCCAATTTTCCTTCCATCTTACAATCATCAGTAAATCTTGATTTGCCTTTGAATATGAATTCATTATTTAAACTATCCATTTGCATTTCTAAACCTGTAGAATTTTTTATCAAAAAATAATTTGCTTCTTTTTCAATTTGAATATCGTTTATTTTAAACTTGAAATTCAAATCTGATAATTCTAACTCATTTAAATCACCAATTTTAAATTGAAAAGATTTAAACTCTTGTATGTTAATTGCTACAGGACGATTGAATATATTTTTAATAAATAGAATATAACACTTAGTTCCTATTTTTGGAATTCCTTTGCTAAGCCATCTTACATTTTTAATTACATTCTCTGGGCTGTCATCCAATTGCACTTCCAAAGTTTTTTTTGATTCATTCACTTTTGTAATTTTAGCCTGCTCTGGAAAATAAAAATTCAACTGAGAAGTTACTATTTTTAAAATTGCTTCTTCAAAAGTCATTTTTTCTTACCTTTGGTTTTGGTTGGATTAGCAATTTGTTTTTTATACTTATCTGGTAATTCTTTGAAATTATTGATTTGAAATTCTACGATATCTAAATGAATCCTTTGTCTGTAACTAGCACCTGAAAAATTAAAATTCTTTTCTACCTTGGTTACAAAAGCCGCTTTGTTTCTATCGGGTTCTTTAGGATCTCTAAACCAAATAATTTCAGAATGTTTTACGGAAGGATGTCCAAAAGTCAAAAAATTTCCTTTGAGTCCAATCCCTGCAATTTCCTTAAAAATTTGCTCTGCTCTTTTCGTAATATCTTTGGACGGAATTCCATCTAGTTCAAAAACTTTTTCTTCCCCTCCTTTTTGACCAAACACACCTGTTGAATACGTACCTTGGCTTGGATCATAACTGAGTAGCTTAACCATTACGGGGCGATTCATTCTAAGACTAACCTCATCATCTATAATATTGAAACCTTTTTCAAATTTCAAAATATCTTCTTTTACAGAAAGCAGAGCTGGTTTTTGAATTTGCAATTTTCCAAACCTGAAAAAAGAATCTATACCTTGCGTTTGTAATTGTCTGAGAGCCCAAGCCTTAGAACGATTATAGGATTGTATATTTAGATTTGCACTTAAACCTTCTTGGATTTGAAAATCAGGATAAATCTCTGGTATACATTTTTGTAAACTACCTGATAGGTTTCTTTTCATCGTTTGATTTTGTAGTTCATAAAGCTTATCTCTACAAATTATCTTTGTAGTTTCTTTAGATGAAATTTCAGTTATTACACCCGAAAATTCACTTACCAAACCGGTTTCTTTGTAGCCTGCTTTCCATTCTACTTTCATTCCTTTTTCTAATTTGGATTTAGAAAAACCATTCCATCTTGGAAATTGAACAATGAGTGTATCAGAATTGGTTTCTCTAGAACTAATCAGTTCTACAGATTCTACTTTGTAAAAAGTTTTATCTTCTAAAATGAATTCTTGTGATAGATTAAACATTCTGAATCAAAGAAGGAATTAAAATTTCTTTGCCTATATTGTATTTTAATACAAGTTCATTATTCTTATATCTTAAAAACTCAGAATAACTTTCAGTGTTATAGTATTTTTTAGAAATCGATTCATAGGTATCGTTTTGAGATACTATATGAGTTTCATCTAATAAATTAATCTCTGGAATTTCTAAAGGAATCCCTCCTTGTAAAATATTCTCAGTTAAATTTTGAATCTTCGAATAATTAGCATCTAGTATTATTTTGTAGCAAGTCCAGTCTCCGTAAAACTTAGCGGCTATTCTTTGCAGAGTATCATTCTCTTTGGTGACATATACTCCTATCATACAATACCTACCACATCGCCTACACTAAAACTATCTTGTATATTTTCATCATCAGGTTTTGTTAAATCAATTTCAGGATCATCCGAAAGTGCTTCTAACCGAACAGGTAATTCATGAAGCCTTTCCTCATTTGGAAAATCAATTCTAGTTAGAACCACATACTTGATTCCAAGCTTATTGATTTTAGAATTTGTTATTTTCAAAGCCTCAAATAGTCTCCAAACTTTTTTGATTTGAACCAACTCTCTTTGAGCCAGTAGTTTATTCATTCCTACATATTCAAACTCGATAGTAAGCTTGAAATCATCTACACCCGAAAATTCTTTTACTGAACCCGATCTACCAGGCACTTTAGTAACTGAAAAAAGTTTCTCTTGCGATAAAGTTACTTTAGTGCCACGAGGACATCTATATGTAGATATCACAACTGGATCTAAATCAGCAGTAGTGAATGTTAGAATTGGTCCTCCAGGCATTAAATCTAAAATCATAACGCCTCCGCTTTTTGGATAATTAAATCTTCTAAAATCTGACCAATCCCTTTGAGTCCATTTTGCAAACTAATGTTGATTCCTTCAATATTCAAATTTTGATTCGATTGATTTTGAATTGTCTTAGAAGTTGCATTCTCAGGAGAAATAGAATTCGATAATTTTTGAATTTCTTTTTTAGGAACTGATAATATATTCTCAAGCGGTTGCTCTAGTAAATTTTTAGATTTATTAATTCCTGTGGAATAGGTTTTTACTAAATTAGATCCTGCCTCTGTTGTTCTAGCTAAAGGTCCACGCTTAGCATCTGACCAGTTAAAAAAATCTTTAATAACTCCAGTAAATCTTTCTAGAGTTCCTACTTGTTGCTGACCTCCCGTTTCCTTTCCAACTCCACTGGAATACGTATTGACTAAATTTCTACCTGCATTAAAACCCATTCCATTCAGTTTAGCAAAAATCAAATTCATGTTTCTCATGAAAAAAACTTCTATATCTCTAAATCGCAAACCTTGCAATGCTTTTTGAAATTCAGCAGAAAAACTCTCTCCTAGTTTTTTTCCAGAATCAGATAAAACTTTTTCGAGTTTTGAAGTAAGCTCAGTCATAGACACAGGCACGCTCTCCACTGCGGACTTCATGCTCGTTTCCATTTTAGAACCCACTTGGTTGAAACTTTTATCAGGTAATTTTATATTCGATAGATTGGGAAGCTGTGCATTCCCTCCATTAAAATTAGCACTATCATTTACACCTATAATCCCTAAAGCAGAATTATTTTTAGGAACTGCATTTATTTTTTTACCTAAATTTTCTGTTGCAGAGGAAAGCTTATTTGTTTCTTCAACTGCCTTAGTTGCCTGATTCGATTTTAAAAATTCATCTTTACTTAGCTTTGCTTTTTTATCTAAATCTAAAATTCTCTTTTGTGCGGCTTCATACTCTGAACTACCTGCTTTTCCAAAATTACCTTTATCCACTTCTGACTTCAAGGAATCTCGTAGAGCGTTAGTATCTTTGAGCATTTTTTGATACTCAGATTCTTTTTGTATATTAGTTTCTAGAGAATTTTTATTAGCCTCTAATTTTTTAATTTCAGAATCATATTTAGAAACCTCAGAATCTAAACCAAACTTACTAGCCTTATCTCTCTTAGTGTATAGATCATCCAACTGTTTATTTACATCTTTGAGTCCGGATTCAAATTGAATCGTAGCGTCTGAAGTGCCTGTAAATTTACGAAACCAATTATAGGCATCTTGAATCGATTGAGTCACCTTATCCCAGTTCTGTGCGAGTAGCAAAGCTCCATTAATCAACCAACCAATAGGACCAATCAGAGCTAGTACTACAGATACCAACATCTGATGTTCATTGTATAGATTCATTACACTAGAACCTAAACTTTTTATCCAACCAGTCCACACTTCAAAATACTTTACAGCAAGAACCACAACTCCAATCAGAGCTACAACCCCAACCACCACAGCCCCAATGGGATTTGCGGATAATGCCGCATTAAACGCCCACTGAGCAAATGTCGCTTTGGTCATTACACCTGTCTTCACTGCATAAAGAGCAACCGACAAACTCATAGAAGTTCTTTCTATTCCAAGCACTGCAATATTTGCTGATCTAGCAATTGTCTCAGCTTTGGAAGCTGCAATTGAAATCCAATGCTGAACTGTATTTACTGCCAAAGCTCCTGAATTCAAAAACAACATACCAGTTTTATAAAGAATCGAAGCACCTAAACTTTGAGTTGTAGCAGTATAAATCATTGCAACTCCAGATAAAGAACTCATCAAACCAATCACTGCACCTAATACAGATGCCCCAATTAAAAAATAACCAAAAAAATCTTTTATAATCGGGCTAGATTCTACTAGATTCAAAGTCCATCCTACAAAATCAGCAATCATAGAAACAGCATTTTTAAATGGTCCTTCAGCTAATGCTGAACCTAATGAACTTTTTAAGGCTTTCCAACCTGAATCTAACCTGTCCAACTGAGAACTATAAGAAGATAGGTTTTGGTTAGACATTTCTCTCATCGCACTAAAATCTAAACTATCTGCTGCACTTCCAAGCTCTTTAATATCATTTTCAAGTGCTTTAGTATGTGGTAATAAATTTAAAATAGCTTTTACACCTTCCTCACCAAAAGCAGAAATCAGTTGAGGCATTTCTTTTTGAGTATCAATACTTGACCCATATTTATTTTTAATTTCTTCAAGAATTGCTGGCATACTTTTTAACTTATTATTTGCATCTACGGAAGATAAACCAAGCTTTTCTAATCCAGTTCCTATTTTTCCCAGAAAAGCTCTATAGGCAGTACCGGCTTCACCTGGATTCATTGTATTTTGTAATGTTCCTAATACTGCTGTTTGTTCAGTTAATGTTATACCAATTGCTTGAGCACTTGAACCAAGAGAATTCATTGCTTGATTCATAGCTGAACCATCAGTTCTGTATTTTTTAACTGCTAGGGAAAGAGTATTTCCAACCATGTTACCAAAATCAAGATCAGACATTTTACTATAAGAACTTTTATATTGATTATAAGTCATCGCAAATAGTTTTGATAACTCAGCAAAATCTCCTTTAGTAGCTTTTGCAGTTATAGCAATTGACTCAGCAAATTTAGGTAGTGTAGCACCATCTAAAGATGATATTCCAGATTTAATGTCATAAACACCCGTAAGAAAAGTCTCTTTGGAAATTCCCATTGTAGAAGCCATTTTTCCAACTTCAGAAGATATAGCTTCTACTTCAGATTTACTAACTCCTAATGAACGTATATTAGATTCTAACTTTCCTGCTTCTTTTGCAGAATCAGATAGATTATTTGCAAAAGAATAAAGTCCTGCAGAGGCACCTAAAGTGTCAATACCAGTTTTTAGCATAGACATACCTTTATCAAATCGCTTAGCAGCATTAGATGCATCATCCATTTTGTTTCGTAAATCTTTCCAATGGTCATGCATGGCAAGGATTTTGTTTTTAGCTAAATCAGTTAAAGAGACAACTACCCCTAATTGAAAGACACTACTTTCCACTGCAAAATCCTAAGTATGCAAATAAGATTATATAAATTAAACAAGCTAAAAGAAACTGAATCAAAAAAGCAATTGATTTACCAAACATACTTACCCTTGAGCTAAAAAACAAAATCGGTAAAAATAAAATTCCAATAATTGGAATTAAGTAGATACTTGGAATTTCGTGTTGCTCTTCTTTTTTGAATTCAAAATCTTTGGCTGTATCTCCTTGTTTAAACATTTTTTTCTTCATTTCATTCTCCTTCAAATGCAATTACGATTGACCTAGCATTCCGAATCATAACACTTCGCTCAATAAATTCTAGCATTGCTATCAAGCGAAGATACTCTTCAGACTCAGGCTCAGGGATAGGTCGCAGAGGAAAGTAATGAGCAGATAATGCCTCTACTACAAGTCCACTTCCTTTGCGAATTTCTTCCCTGTAAAGCTCTATAACTTTTTTGCCTGAGCCTCCTTATTCACTAGACCAAGCTCCATAAGCTTTCTCACGGTAGAACTTACGATACCAATTTTACCCTCACTCACCCATTGGTTAACAACATCAATAGTTGGATAGAGCAAGCAATACGATAAAAGCTCTCTGTCTACTTCAAAACCATCTCGATTAGAAGAGGCACTCTTATTTACAGCTTTCATATGTTCAACAGAAGGAAGCCTACATATCATATTATACTCCCCTAGGTCGACAATATGAACACCTCCTTTTTCAGAAAAAATTTCTTTGAGAGTGTTTATCTCTTCTTTGAAAATTTCTAAAAATTCCTCATCCACATATTTATAACCAGAACCAAAAGCTTCTTTTACTTCCTTGATTGCATTTGCAATTTCTAAACCGTTCATAATTCCCCCTTATTAAGCAAACGATAAAACAGGATAACTAATAATCCCAAAACCAAGAGGAGTCTCTTGTCTCTCCGAACCCTGCTTGAAAGAAAAATTACCAGATATAATTTTCAAAGCAGGAATCGTTAAGGTAAAAATTCCTGTTCCTGGCACTGTAGCCTTAGCCACTGCAGGTGCCGCAGGCAATTTCAACACATCTCCCCCAAAAGCACTAGCCAAGGTAATGAGTCTTTTCATCTCTTCTAAGTCCACAGTACTCTTAGCCTCTCTTTTATAACTCTTGATTGACCAAGAAACACCCTCTCCCCCTTTTCCAGTGTTGACTGCAAACTCCGATTTGAAGTCAAACTCAAAAGAAGAAAATTTAATCACCTGAGCTCCAAAAAAAGTAAGCTCAAAATTTTCCCAACTCAACGCCTCAGGGATCACATCCCCAGGCTGTAAAATTCCATTTGGCATTTAATCCCCCTTACACCCTTCCAAAACTGGTTTCCCAAGTAATGCCATTGATACGATTGGCAACAAACATAGTCAGCTTCGCTTTCAAAATCTTTGTTCTAGAAAAACTCTTATCGAAATCTAAAATGATTTTATGCGAATTGATTTCAGCGATTCCTGGCTGTTCCATTTCTTGCGAAATTTTTGCATCCATTGTAGCCTTGACTAAATCAATTCCTCCATTCGCCGCTTTTACTTCTGTGTCCTGATTTAAAAAAGGCAAAGACTCTCGATACACGATACGATGCATCTTGTCCGCTCTTCTCCTTTCCGGAATATCTGCAAAATCAGAATCAGACTTAGACTTGATTCTATCTCTTGCAATATAGATTCCATCTTTGTCATCATACTCCTTGAGAACAGTAAGCCTCATATCATGAAGCAGATCCATGTAGTTGCGGTAGCCATCATTCCAATGTCTAATTTCAGCGAATGTTAGAGACTGCATATCTCTCACATAGCCTGCAGACACATTCACAGGAGCCACAGACAATTTTGCCGCAAGCATCGTGCCTGCATTTCTCCATTGACCTACCATGGTCTTCGCAAGTTCAAAACCACCTGCCGCTTCGATTCCCCCTGCAATATAACGACCCTCAGCTACAACAATCGAAACTCTATCTGAGTAGAAAGGATCCCACTCATCTTGTAGGCTTACAAAATAATCAGTAGAAGATTCTCCAACTCCTCTTTTTCTACCTTCTAAAATCGCAAAGACAGGAAGATGATGATTTTTTTCCATATCCACTAAAATAGAATTCACACTCACAGCATTACTACGATTAGCCTCTCCAATTACATGCAGAAAATACATTCTGTATTCACGTTTCATTTTTTCGAGAGCATTCACTTTTGAACCATACGTTGCACCAGGTCCATTGATCGGAAATGTATATTCATCTCCCACTTGAAATGTATTCGCAGGTGTCCCTGAATCTACAAAAGTGGCAGTCACTCCAACATCCAACGCAATAGGAGTATTGCTTGCAGGTGTCACAACAGGAGCGGAATAACTAATTCCCCCATCTAAAGATTTTCTAAACTCAGCAGTGCCATGAGCCCCCGCCTTAGTAAATCTCAGTTTCACAACTCTAGAACCAGTTGGTGTGCCAGCAGTATTTGGATTACTAGCTAAACCAGTTCCCTGCTTCGTAACAGTTCCAATAGATCCCGAACTATCATTTACAGGTCTTACGGCTAGCACTGGACTTGCCACCTGACCAATTTGATCATTCACCTCTTCAAAATGCTGAACGAGTGAATCCACTAATTCCCCTCTGCCAAAAATATCTCTCGCCTGATTTCCAGAATATATCAAGTAAGCTTTTTCAGCGTCCCCAGACTCCGCAGAGCCAATTTTCAAATGCACTCTGTCAGGGATAATATCAGTCGATACCAATCCCCCCGATGCATGGGTAATATTTACATTACCAGTCCCCATACCTACCACCTACTGTTTTAAATTTTACTACTTTTTCTTAGAAGTCTTCAAACCGTCCGAAGCTGAGGAAACGAAGGAGGAAACCCCAACCTCAGACGACTGAATATCTTCATTCTCAACTTTCCCTGTTAATGTAGTATTCATAGTTTCATCCCCTACAGGACTATCATTTACTACTTCAACTGTTTCTAGTTTCTCAAATAAAGCCAAATCAACATTTACTCCACAAAAACGAGAGTAAGCAGACACCAAGTCATCAAGAGACTTTTCAGTCTCCGATTCTACACCCAAAAAATCACAAAACCCAACCAGCAAATGCTGACTAGCTCCGATAGTAGCAATAAACAGAGCTACAGTTAATTTTAACACTGCCATTACGCTACCCCTGTTGCACTCAAAATTGTTTTCTCTCTCACAGCCTTGTTTTTTGTGTTATCAAGTTTTTCGAAATTGATAGTAATAGTAAAAACTGGCACGATTGTTATATACGTATACGGCATTACGCTACCCCTGTTGCACTCAAAATTGTTTTCACTCTCACAGCCTTGTTGTTTGTGTTATCAGGATTTCTCACCTTAATACTCACAATCCCAACCGGCTTTTCCAAAGAAAATCTTGTTTGCTTCATCCAAGGATTCGCACCACCATTGATCTGAATCTCAAAAGGGGCAGGCTCGTCTTTCACAACTCCAATATTTTCCTCAGTCTCATCCCAGACAGCTTCAAGCCTAAGATACTCAAGCCCTTGGTAGCTAGACAAGTCCAAAGACTTTTCACCATCTGCATTTTTAATTCTAAAATCCTGACCATCAATTCCATACGGACGGTTATATTCCAAACTCTCAGACACAATATCTTTAATTAGTATCTGATTATTATCTCCAATCTTAGAGATATTCGTAACCACTTTTAATCTTTCCATAATTCCTCACTCTGAGTTACTATATAAATCGAATTCTATTATTTTTAAAACATACTCTTGTTTCGTGAGATTATGCAGGGCGAATTTTTGCATCGAGGCGATGCAAAAAACGGGCTTCTACGGACTTCGCAAGCTACGGTCAGGTTAAAACCTGACCCTACGGTCCTTCGCATCCCTTTCGCTTTTGATCTATTTGTATTCTACATCTACAGGATCTTCAATCTGTAATGTATATCCCGAAATGGTTTCTTCCTCTTCGATTGTATACAGTCCATCTCTCACAATAACACCCAGTGTTATTTGATAAACAGACTTACTACTAACTGAACCCGTTTCGAGGGAACTATCACCCACATCGATTCTAAATTCAATTTCCTTAATTCCATCATAATCGGGTTTGTAAGTTCTAGTTGTGTTTCTCGAAATATAAAGAAGAGCCTGATCTAAGATTCCCATTTTTTCAGGAGTAGAAAAAATATCAAAGCTAGGATCCTTAATCCAAAAATGGATCTCATACGAATACTCTTGTTTAAAATGTTTCACAAAATAACGATTATACTTCGTCTTATCTCTAAACACAGGCTCTATTCGATTCTTCTCTTTAAACCTTGCATCTAAATTATTTTTCAACGACTTCAAAACAAGAACTGCACAAGGAAATTCTTCTATCAATTCCTGCTCAGCAGGATACACTTCTAAGAACCTATCCTTGAAAGGAAAAAAATCTACTTTATCTTTTTCTAATTTGATAGAATCACAAAGCTCTCTAAAATAATCAATATGGGTTCGTCTCATAAACTTTCCTTCATCGCCTTCATAACATTTTTAAATAAATCCTCTTTTGACTCTTCCACTGCAAATTTCAAATGAGGTCTAGCAGGCATCTTCTTAGATGGATTTCCGAGTTCCAAAGCTCTTGCCTGTGGATAATTAGAACCAACAGCATACACAGCATTTTCAATTTTTTGAGTCATAAAGGAATTTCTATAATTACCAAGTAAAACTTTTTTGAGTGGTTTTGTATCATTCGTTCTTTTTCTAACTCTACTTCTAATTCCCGATATCAAAATCTTATTAGAACCCTTATTCAGCATTTTAAACGCTAGGTATTTAGGACTCAGAGGAGCCCAAGAACTTTTCCATTTCTGAGAAGCAATTCCTTCTACAACCCTAGAACGAATCTGCAACGCAGTTAATTGAATCGCCTTGTCTGCATTTTCTTTGAACTTATTCGGAGCTTCCTTTAGCCTCGAAAAAAAATCATCAAAGCCTTTAAGTTCAATTTTGGATTCCGACATACTTAAGCTCTACTTGGATTGTCTTAAAACCTTCTAACCTATCTCGAATATAAGGAGGCGATTCTATACTATACTCTATTTCTTCAAAAATAATTTTATCTCCAATACTAAATTTAGTATCATCGAGCAATCGTATTATTACTAATTTGGACTCTGAGCTCACACCCGTTTCCGAATAATCAAATCTGGCTTTCTCTCTTTTGATAATACAATTTTTTAAAACAATTTCTTTGTAAGAAATTTTTGGTTTAGAATTTAGCTCAGACTTACAACGAATCAGTTTTTTTAGAACTATCTCTTTATTGGCAAACTTCAAAAAATTTTTCTTTAATTTCTCAAAAGGAATCATGACTTATTACACTTTCTGGTAATTCAAAAATCAAATACGGATAAACAGAATTTTCCGCTAAGTCTAAAAGTGATTTCAAGATTTGTTTTTTTTCTTCCTCACTCACTTTAGCTACAGAGATTTTCATTCCTTCAATATCCAAGGAACTTTCCCCCACAGAATGTTTAGCCCATACAAAAGGCAAAATCTGAACCAGTGCAAGATAAAACTCTGCTTGCTTAAACTCAGGGCTATCTTGCACATTAACCCATCGACTAAGCCTTTGATTGGCAGAATACAAAATAGAATTCAAAAACCTATCTAAAGCGGTAAGATCTACACCATCTTTTTCGGTGTCATCAAAACCAAGGAGGCTAGAATCAAATCCAGCCTCTTTCAAATCCTTAGAACGATTCAGACTCATTACTTTTTGGTGGTGGTCTCAGTAGTTTCAGTAGACTTAGTAGTCTCTTCACTCTTCGTAGTCTCTACTAAAATCAATTCTCCCGAATCAATCTTAGATAAAACAAAAGAGCTTTCTTCTACTTGAAAACTTTCCCCTTTCCCGAATTTCTTAGGAGCGATTTTTTTACCTGTAGATAGGTCGTAAAAACCAAGCTCCGCCTTATCCAAATTTTCTTTTAACTTAACTTGCATATTCCCCTCCTAGAAAGTTAATCCAATCGCAGAGTTAGACCAAATCTTGGAAAAACCTGTCACTCTGGAAATCACAGAATTATTCAACTGCTTGTCAATAAGCCTTGACTCTTCTACCAGAGAAGATCCAGTCTCAATGAGTTGCTCAACACCAGCAAGCTTGTTAAAACCAACCAGTAAGTTACCCACAATATTCTTATTCACAAGAAGTGTGTTGCCAAGGGGAGTCACAAACTTTCCTGTACGTTTGTATTCTTCCCCAATCGTTCCATCCACAAATTGAGGAAGTTTCAAAATTCTAGAAATGGTTGCCTTGTTACCAATCAGAGTATCACACTCAAAATTAGCAAATGCCATATCCAAATCTACAAGATCGTTAAATACCAATTGCCCTACAGTTGCTGTGGGAATAAGCTGTGCAGGGTTTGCATTCCCGTCACCATTCACAAGCACATCGATACACTCAGCCACAATCTTAGATGCTAGATCTCTTCCCAAAACCTGAAACATGATAGCAATCATATTGAGTTTAGTTCTACGAAGTGCCTCATAAGAACTTTCGATTCTAACCCCAATCTTACCAAGCTGAATTGCTTTCTCTTTTGTTTGGATTCTGATCCTAGGAAACTCAGCCCCTTCTGCAACTCTTCTATACTCTGACTTCACGAGAGTCTCGTCAATTGTGATCCCTCTGTAATCTGCCTGATCTATATTTGTTGTAGTTGCTACTACATCATTTACAGTTGCTTCCATTTTTCCTTTGTTCATTCCTATTTCAATGTTCCTAGAAACAAACTCAGGAAAAAGAACCGAACTAGAACTAGTCTTGAAAAACTCAGCAAGACTTGCTACATTTTTCCCATTCGTTCTAATATCGTGAGCCAATAGCTGTCTTTCAAAAGCATCAAGCTTTTCCAAACCAGTGCCTTTATAATTTTCAGTCGGATCTTCTTTTTCCAAAACCTCAGAAAAACTTTTTTTGATAGTCTTTCCGTTTAACTCTTCTTTAGAGTCATACATACCCTTTTCAAGGTTTAATTTTTTAATCCCTGGCATTTCGCCCCCTCCCGTATACTAATTTAGGTTTTTATCCTAAAATAAAAAACACCACTCTTTGAGTTGTAGTATTCACATTCACAACTAGATATTCTCTATCAGTTGTAGCTCCCACTTTCACACCGCCCGTTGCATTCGAGATAAGCCTTGCTCTCCCTAAACTAGGAGCAGTGCCAGTATAAGGCAACTCAACTGCACCCTCTAAAGACACAGAACAAAATCCCTTTTCAATGGAACGAACTACTCCAATAAAATTATCATTGTCCACTGTTACGCCAACAGTATCATTTGCCGTTAGCTTAATGCTGTCAACTTAAGGAAAAAATTAAAGAAAAATGTTGAATCGTACGAAACTATTGATATGTTAAAAAAAGACAAAAAAAATATATAGCTTAACTTTAAAAAATCTTTACTCAAAAGA